CTGATGGTACAGTTGAAGTAAACGATCTAGTTGGTTTTAGACCAAGTAGTGAATACGAGTTTATCGTTGATGGCGAAAGACTATATCGAGTTTTATCTAATTTTATTACAATCAAATATGAACACCAAGGAGACGAAGAGGAGTATAATCCAAGCTGGGCACAAAGCAGTGGAGGAACTGATTAAAGTAGCGAAGGAAGCTATAGTAACTGATTCCGAAGACGATTTAACAGCCGACAAATTAAAAAATGCCGCAGCCTCTAAGAAACTAGCTATATTTGACGCATTTGAGATACTTAACAGAATTGAAGAAGAAGAAAACTTGCTTGAGGGTAAAACACCCGAAGAGGCAAAAGAAAAAATCTTTAAAGGATTCGCAGAAGGTAGATCTAAGTAATGTACGAGCAAAGTTTAGTTAAAACGGTTGAACCGATAAAGCGTACCACTATAAGCCGAATGAACAAAGGTAAGAAATGGTTATACGGATACAATAAAGAGCACGATTTAATAGTGCTTTCGCGCGATGGTCAGGTAGGAGAAATAATAGAAATACAAAACTTGGTTATCGCCCTGCCCAAGGTACCTAAGGATGTGTATAAGGACCCTAAAAATAAATGGGTTAAGTTTGAGCAACCAAAGGAATTAGAGCGCTTAAAAAACATATTTGACTGGAGAAGTTACCCGGAAAGCAGTAAAGAAAAATGGCACGATTATATAGACGAAGAATTTAGAAGAAGAGAAGAAGGATTCTGGTTTATGAATGATGGTAAACCAACCTGGATAACTGGCACGCACTACATGTACTTACAATGGAGTAAGATAGATGTAGGCGCTCCAGACTTTAGAGAAGCAAACAGATTGTTTTTTATATTCTGGGAAGCTTGCAAGGCAGACAAAAGATGCTACGGAATGTGTTACCTCAAAAACAGAAGATCTGGTTTTTCTTTCATGTCTTCCGCAGAAACAGTTAATTTAGCCACTCTCGCAAGTGATAGTAGATATGGAATATTATCAAAAACTGGTTCTGATGCTAAGAAAATGTTTACCGACAAAGTTGTACCTATATCAATCAATTACCCATTCTTTTTTAAACCTATACAAGATGGTATGGATCGTCCAAAATCCGAGCTTGCTTATCGTGTACCCGCTAGTAAGTTTACTAGAAAGAAGATCACAGCGAACGAAAAACTAGAGGACATACAAGGATTAGATACAACTATTGACTGGAAAAATACCGGAGACAATAGTTATGATGGTGAAAAACTAGCGTTACTAGTACATGATGAGAGTGGTAAATGGGAAAGACCAGATAATATATTAAACAACTGGAGAGTTACAAAAACTTGTTTAAGATTAGGGTCAAGGATTATCGGTAAGTGCATGATGGGATCCACATCGAATGCTTTAGATAAAGGAGGGGAAAACTTTAAGAAACTATACAACTCATCAGATGTCACGAAACGAAATAGAAATGGTCAGACAAAGTCTGGCTTATACTCTCTTTTTATCCCAATGGAATGGAACTATGAAGGATTTATTGACGAGTACGGAGTTCCAGTCTTTACTACTCCTAATATCGATAGATTCGCACCAGACGGTGAATTAATAGATGTAGGCGTAATAGATAATTGGCAGAATGAAGTTGATGGTTTAAAAGATGATTCAGATGGATTAAACGAATTCTACCGTCAGTTCCCAAGAACAACAGAACACGCATTTAGAGACGAGACTAAAGGAAGTATATTTAACTTAGTTAAGATATACGAGCAGATAGATTATAATGAAGAGATGTCCAGGACATTAGGAGTTACTAAAGGTAATTTTCAATGGGTTAATGGAATCAAAGATTCCCAGGTTGTATTTTACCCAGATCCAAAAGGAAGGTTCAAAGTAAGCTGGGTTCCACCTACACATCTTCAAAATAGAGTTATACTGAAGAATGGAGTTAAGCATCCAGGAAACGAACATATGGGTGCTTTTGGTTGTGATAGTTACGATATATCAGGAACAGTTGACGGGAAAGGATCTAAAGGAGCTTTACACGGTTTAACTAGATTCTCAATGGAAGATGCTCCAGCTAACAGTTTCTTTTTAGAATACCTATCAAGACCTCCGACAGCTGAGATGTTCTTTGAAGACGTTCTAATGGCTTTGGTTTTTTACGGAATGCCAATATTAGCAGAGAACAATAAACCACGTCTATTGTATTATTTAAGACGAAGAGGGTATAGAGGGTTTAGTATGAACAGACCTGATAAAGTTTGGAACAAATTATCTGTAGCAGAGAAAGAAGTTGGTGGAATACCCAATTCAAGTGAAGATATAAAACAAGCACATGCTGCTGCGATCGAGATGTATATTCAAGATCATGTAGGTGTAAAACAAGATGGATCACTTGGAGATATTTACTTTAACGAGCTTTTAAACGATTGGAGTAGATTTGATATAAATAAAAGAACAAAGCACGATGCGTCTATAAGTTCTGGTTTAGCTATTATGGCTAACAACAGGCATTTATATGCTCCGAATGCAACCGTAGATAAACCAAAATTAAATATAAGTATTGCAAGGTACACAAACGAAGGTAATACTTCTCAATTAATTAAAAAATAATATGATAGGGAAATTTCCAAGTCAAGTAGTAAGTGACGTTGAAAAAATAAGTTATGAGTACGGTTTGCAAGTAGCAAAAGCTATTGACCTAGAGTGGTTTGGTGGTGAGGGTAGCGCACGCGGCCGTAGTAGATTTAATAGTACTAAGAATAATTTTCACAATCTTAGATTGTACGCTCGAGGCGAGCAGTCTATACAAAAATATAAGGATGAGTTATCGATCAACGGTGATTTGTCCTATCTTAATTTAGATTGGAAGCCTGTTCCAATAATACCTAAATTCGTAGACATCGTAGTGAATGGTATGGCAGAGAGAATGTATGATATAAAAGCGTACTCTCAAGATCCTTACGGAGTAGCTAAAAGAACTGAGTACATGGATTCTGTGATGAAAGACGTTAGAACCCAAGAGTTAAATCAGTTGTCACAACAAGCATTTGGTATTCCACTGAATGAAAACCCAAAAGAAACTTTACCCGAAACAGAAGAAGAGGTTGCGTTGCACATGCAGTTGACCTACAAACAATCTGTTGAATTAGCTGAAGAGCAAGCTTTGAACGTCTTGCTTGAAGGCAATAGATATGAGCTTACTAGAAAGAGGCTTCTTAGAGATTTGACCGTAATTGGTATTGGAGCTGTTAAAACTGATTTTAATACCTCTGAAGGTGTAACTGTTAAATATGTGGATCCAGCGAATATGGTTTACTCTTATACTGAAGACCCATATTTCGAAGATATATATTACGTTGGTGAAGTTAAATCAATCCCAATCAATGAACTTGTAAAGCAATTCCCTCATTTAACCCACGAGAAGTTAGAGGAAATAACCAAAAACAATAGCGGTAATAGAAACGCTGCTTATGAAAAAGACAATAATAAAGTTGAGATATTGTACTTTAACTATAAGACTTATATGAACGAAGTTTATAAAGTCAAGAAAACGGGTACAGGCGCGGATAAAATAATACCTAAGAACGATAGCTTTAATCCACCAGAAGACCTTGAAGGCGGTTACACGAAAATGCATAGACAGGTTGAATGCCTTTTTGAAGGGGCTTTGGTTTTAGGTACAGATACGCTTATTAAGTGGGAGAAGTCACAGAATATGATGCGTACAAAAAGTGATTTTACTAAAGTAAAAATGAACTACTCTATCGTAGCGCCAAGAATGTACGAGGGGCGTATTGAATCTTTAGTGGGTAGGTGTACTGGTTTTGCTGATATGATACAGTTGACACATTTGAAGTTACAGCAGGTAATGTCTAGGCTAGTGCCCGATGGAGTTTATTTAGACGCAGATGGATTAGCTGAAATCGATTTAGGCAACGGAACAAATTATAGCCCACAAGAAGCTTTAAACATGTACTTCCAAACAGGATCTGTTATTGGTAGGAGCTTTACTAGCGATGGAGGGCAAAACCCAGGGAAGATACCTATTCAAGAATTACAAACAGGAAGTGGTGGGGGTAAAATGCAAAGTTTAATTCAAACTTACAACTACTACTTACAAATGATAAGGGACGTTACCGGGCTTAATGAAGCTTCGGATGGTTCCAAACCTGATAAGTATTCTTTAGTAGGAGTACAAAAGCTAGCGGCAGCAAATTCAAACACAGCAACAAGGCACATATTGCAATCTGGATTGTTCTTAACATCAGAGACTTGTGAAAAGTTATCGTTAAGGATATCAGATATTATCGAGTATTCACCAACAAAAGATGCTTTTATACAGGCTATTGGAGCTCACAATGTAGCTACACTATCTGAAATGTCAGAACTACACCTATATGACTTCGGTATATTTATAGAGCTAGCGCCAGATGAAGAGCAAAAAATACTTTTAGAAAACAACATCCAAGCAGCTATTGCTCAACAGGGCATAGATTTAGAAGACGCGATAGATCTTAGGGAGATTAAGAATATAAAACTAGCTAACCAACTACTGAAAATCCGTAGAAAGAAAAAGCTAGAGAGAGACCAGAAGATGCAACAGGAAAATATCAAAGCTCAATCTGAAGCAAATCAACAAACCCAAGCTGCTGCCGCTCAACAAGAGGTAGAGAAGAGTAAACAGCTAATACAAACTCAAATTCAGCTAGAACAAGCTAAGTCACAGTTAGAGTCTAAAAGACTACAAGAAGAGACTGAGTCAAAGAAGCAGTTAATTGAGGCTGAGTATGGTTTTAAAATGCAGCTAGCAAAAATGCAAATGGGAGAGGGTGATGGGAAGGAAGCTCAAAAAGAAGATCGTAAAGACGAAAGAACAAGAATCCAAGCGACTCAGCAATCCGAACTTATTGACCAAAGGAATAATGGTAAACCACCTAAAAACTTTGAGAAAACAAGTGATGATACATTAGGTGGGTTTGGCTTAGGTATGTAGAAATTATTAACTATTATTATATTATATTATGGAAGAAAACAAAAAGGAAGTACCGGTGGTAGATAACACTGTAGAAAAGATTAAAATTAAAAAACCTAAAAAGAAGAAATTTGCACCATCTAACGATGATGTTGTTAAAGTAGATCTTTCAAAGGTAAACGAAGAAGTTGATAGCGTTATAAAGGTAGACCTAAGTAAACCAGAAAATAACGAGGAAGTGGTTACGGTTGTTGAAGAAGCTCCTACCGTACAAGAAGAAGTACAAGCCCAAGAAACTCCAACATTAGAAGAAGTAACGGATGAGGTTGAAGAGATTGCTGAAATAGCTAACGAAGCTATTAAAGAATCTATTGAAGCTAACGAGCCATTACCAGAGAACATTCAGGCGTTAGTAAACTTTATGGATGAAACTGGTGGAGATTTAAACGACTATGTACAGCTTAATAGAGACTATAGTGAATTAGACAATCAAGATTTACTACATGAGTTTTATCAAAAAACAAAACCTCATTTAAACAACGAAGAGATCAGCTTTTTATTAGAGGATAAATTCTCTTATGACGAAGACGTAGATGGGGAAAGAGATATTAAAAGAAAAAAATTAGCGTTAAAAGAGCAAGTTGCTGACGCTAAAAGCCACCTGGACGGGCAAAAGTCCAAATACTATCAAGACATTAAGATGGGTTCAAAGCTTACAAGTGAGCAACAGGACGCAATTAATTTCTTTGATAGATACAACAAGGAAGAAGCAGTACGTGAACAAACGCTTAACAAAAACACTTCAACTTTTATGAGTAAAACCGATCAGGTTTTTAACGACAAATTCAAAGGTTTTGAATACAACGTCGGGGATAAAAAGTTTAGGTTTAACGTTAACGATGCAAACAAAGTAAAAGAAACACAAAGCGATATCAATAATTTTGTCAAAAAGTTTTTGAACAATAATGATGCGATGGAAGATGCTAAGGGTTATCACAAATCTTTGTTTACAGCTATGAATCCTGATACAATTGCTAGTCACTTTTATGAACAAGGTAAAGCAGATGCTATGAAAAATAGCGTTGCCAATGCTAAGAACATAAACATGGATCCTAGAGGATCACATGGAGAACCTAGTAATCAAGGGGGTTTAACATACAAAGTGTTAGGCGACACATCTGCTGATTTTAAGTTTAAAATTAATAAGAAGAATAAATAAATTAAAAAAACAAAATTATGGCTATTTCAAGCGCGAACGGTATAGATGCCGCTCCAAGAAAACAAGCTCTTAATTCCAATTACATAGACTTTACGTCTGCGGCAACGGAAGGATGGGCACAACAATACTTACCAGATCTTATGGCTCAAGAAGCAGAGATTTATGGTAAAAGAACAATCGCTGGATTCTTAAATCAAGTAGGTGCTGAAGAAGCTTCTACTTCTGATAGAGTTATCTGGTCTGAACAAGGTAGATTACACTTAGGATACACAATGACGTACAAGGATTCTAATAATGTATATACTGTTATAAACGACATGGATGGTAATACTGTTGGTGCTGATCACGGTATTAGAGTTGGTGATATGGTTATCATGTCTAATGCTTCAGCTACAGCTAAAGGTTATGTATCAGCTGTATCAAGCGATGATGTTACAGTTTTAGCTTACGCTGATGACCATATGGTTTCTGCTGATGCTTTGAACTCTACAGTTGTCGCTGCTGGTAACACTAGGTTATTAGTTATTGGTTCTGAATTTGAAAAAGGAACTGATGGTAGATCTGCTGCTAACGCACCTAAATTTACTTCTTACTCTAACAAGCACATCATCATGAAAGATTACTACGAAGTATCTGGATCTGATGTATCGCAAATTGGTTGGGTAGAAGTTGCTGGTGAAGAAGGTCAAAACGGTTTCTTATGGTACTTAAAAGCTGAAGGTGATACTAGAGCTAGATTTACTGATTACTTAGAAATGACTATGTTAGAGGCTGAGACTGCTCATGCTGATGCTGGTGCAATTGGTGGTACTGATGGAGGTGCTTTACAAGATGGTACGCAAGGTTTATTCCAAGCTATCACTACTAGAGGTCACCAAACTACTGGTGTTACTGGTGTTAATGCTGCTACTGATTTAGCTGAATTTGATGCTATCTTAGCTGCGTTTGATCAAAATGGTGCTATTGAAGAAAATATGTTATTTGTAAACAGAGCAACTGCTTTGGCGATGGATGACATGTTAGCTTCTATGAATTCTTATGGAGCTGGAGGTACTTCTTACGGAGTATTCGACAACGAAGAAGATATGGCATTAAACTTAGGTTTCTCTGGTTTCAGAAGAGGTTCTTATGACTTCTACAAAACTGACTTCAAATACTTGAATGACAAAGGAGCAAGAGGTGGTTTGAACGATACTGTTAATAATATTAGAGGAGTTGTAATTCCAGCTGGAGTTTCTTCTGTGTATGACGAGCAGTTAGGGAAAAACTTGAAACGTCCGTTCTTACACGTTCGTTACAGATCTTCTTCTACTGATGACAGAAAGTTGAAAACTTGGGTAACTGGTTCAGTTGGTGCAAAAACTTCTGGGAAAGATACAATGGAAGTACACTACTTATCTGAAAGATGTTTAGTTACACAAGGTGCTAACAATTTCATGTTAATGAACTAAGCACAATTATTTTAAGGAACCGGGGCTTCGGCCTCGGTCCTTTATTTTTATTAATTTATATTATATTATATTATGGCAAAAAAAGCTAAAAAAACAGAGATGGTTGAGGTAGAACCTCAAATCGAAACAATGGAAGAAGTGGTTACAGAATTTTTTGAAGAGACTGTAGTTGCGGAACCAAAAATTAAAAAACCGGTTATGGAAACTCCAAAACCAAAAAAAGATACTTGGGTTATAAAAGATAGAATGTATAATCTAATGGGAAACAGATCTCCATTGACATACCTAATAAGAGGTAGTAACATCCATTGGTTTGACGAAGAAAAAGGATACGAAAGAGAGTTAAAATATACTTCAAATCAAAAAACGGCTTTTGTTGATGAAATGAAAGGTGACCAAAGATTAGAACATATTATCTTTAAAAGCGGAGCGCTACACGTTCCTAAAACAAAAACAGTTTTACAAAAACTATTATCGCTGTACCACCCGCACAGAGACAAATTGTTCCGTGAGTACAAGCCGGTTGAAATAGCAGCTCATCAAATTGACTACTTAGAGATGGAGATCGCAGCATTAAACGCAGCGCAAAACCTAGATATAGATATGGCAGAAGCTGTTATGCGTGTTGAGAAAGGTTCTGAGGTATCTAAGATGAGTTCTAAGGAGCTAAAAAGAGATTTATTATTATATGCTAAGAGAAATCCCGCTTTGTTCTTAGAGTTAGTGAATGATGAAAATGTAATGCTAAGAAACTTTGGTATTAAAGCAACTGAAATGGGGATATTAAAATTATCATCTGATCAAAGAACTTTTTTATGGGGATCTAACGATAGAAAACTAATGAATGTTCCATTTGAAGAGCACCCTTACTCAGCTTTAGCCGCTTGGTTTAAAACTGATGAAGGTATGGAGATTTACTCCAATATTGAAAAAAGATTAAATTAATCTAACTGTAGATGCGGTCGCTCTACGGAGCGATCGTAAACTACAAACTAAAAAGAAATTATGGCAGTAAGTATA